TTAACCATTCTACAAACTGAAGACCTTCCTCCAAATTATGCTTTTCCCCATATTGTTTGTACAAATCATCCATAGGTATCTTTTGATTAGGTCCTATGGATCTCTTCATAGCGTGTCTCCAAACAGCACTCTTATTTCTTACGTACCCTTTCATTACCTTGTCCTCCTTTATGTAATTACTAATGCTCCTTGTCCAAACTTATGTGATTTGAATCTAATCTGTCTATAATAAAATGTAATATATTAGAAAACCTGTGCAACACTATACTTATAAAAAATAACGCCAGTAAATGCGGTAATAAATTTTCTAAATACAAATAAACCATAAAGGTTACAAATAAACTTACCCACACTGACGTACAATATGGACAATCTAATATATTATGAATAAATCTTAATAGTCTAATATTACTATTAAATAACAACTCCCTAAAAGGTATAAATAAGTCTGACTTACATAGTATATTAGTAATAGCTTCTACTAATAACACTGACAATAACAAAATAATAATCATCTACACCTCATGTTAAAAGGTGTGCCTAAAAAGGCACACCCCATAGTTCGTCGTTATATAGATCTATCAATAATACCCATACCAAGCATACGTGGGTCTAAACAAGCAAACCCAATCTCTTCCCAACCAAAGAAACCAGCTTTCTGGTGTCTAAGTAGAGTAGGATCGTCATATGCTTCGTAATCTTTACGAATAGGCATGACTAAAGAATCATTTACGCTAAGATCGAAACCAATAACTTGAGTTTCACCCAATGTGTATACTGTACCATCAGCATTAGTTACATTAGGATTATCAATAGTGTACTGATTATAGGTATTTGTAGCGGTAACGAACTTACCATAAGCAGATTCTGTAGCATCATCATCTTTACCATTAATATTATAAAGACCCGTAGCACCAAGATGCTGTACTTCATGAAGTGCAACATTCCAAACACTACCCATACCACCAGCCTGAAAAATCTCTCTTCTTGTTACTGGATCGATATCAGTGTCAGTCCATTCACGAATGTCAGCCGCATCTTCAGGAGATACGTAAAGATCAGTAAGAGTACGACCGATTCTCTTAAAACCGACAATCATCTTATTAATAAGTTCCTTAGAAAGATAACCCGCTCCCGTAGAAGCTGGATCAATTTCATAAATAGGAGCTGGACGAGAACCTAACAAACCCTTACCTAAGAAGTTAGATGTAGCAGCAGGGATGATTATCCTCCAACCACATTCTTCTTCGTAATCTGCAATAGCCTTAGCGGCCTTCTCAGCAGCTCTAGCCGCAATATCAACCCTAGAGTCTCTAGCATAAGTAAGTTTCCAATCACCAGAAGCATCTATAGTGAATGTAGGAACATATACTTCTTCTCCGATACCTTCAATAAAGTTCTGAGCTACATAGCCAAGACCTGGGAGTACCCATACAGGAATCTCAAAATCTTCTGCAACAGGGTATGAAGCCTGTGCACCAGGACCTAACCTCTCCACTGAGAATAAAGCTCTCATAATGGATTGTTGTTCAACAGCTTGAAGGATAGGAGTAGTTAGAGCAGCAGCAAAAGCTTTATATGCCATAATGCCGTCTTGGCTATTAATTTCAGCAGTAGCTTTAAATAGTGCTTCCATTTCTTTTCTTTCCATAATCTAACTCTCCTCCATAAATTAATTTTGGATGCATTATAAATGCGTTAATCCATAAATCTAAAAAAAATTATACTAACAATTTTACCCTAATTGGGAAAAGTGAAGTATTATTAACATTAGCAGTGACCTGAGCCGCGCTAGCGCCTTTAAGAACGATAGCAACATTACCGACATTAGTGTTAGCAGTTACATTACTAAGTTCAGACATACTACTCTGCCTTACTCCCATAGCAGTACCAGCTACAATAGCTGCATTACTATAGTAGTGAATGGTGTCCCAAATACCTAAATGGGCTACACCCACAGGAGATGGCTTTGTACCATTAATCTGTCCATTAGCATTATAACTTGGCTGTGCAATAACGTCAGAAGACCCAAGATCGCCTGGCAATACCATACCAGCAGGGTGTATTGAATGGTAACCAGTCTTTACTTTCTGCATTAAGAACCCAAAAGCTGTCTTATTCTCATTAGCAGCATAAATTTTAACAATAGCATCATTCTGGCTATCATCCAAATAACAAACTGATCCAGCATAAGCTAAAACATTACCCGCTCCGCCTGAAACAGTTGTCTGGCTCCAAAACTGGCAAAATTGGTTGTCCACAACAGGATGTCTAGGAATAAACATAATTACTGTGCCTCCTTAAAAATTTTATAATATGATTACTTACGTGTGCCTTATTTACTATACCTTTCTGCCATAGCTTTTCCAAGTTCTCTATATTTAGATAACATGTCTTTACTAGGAGCAGTCTCCATATTCAACGCGGCAGCAACAGCTTTCATCGGATCAATCGAATTACTAGAATTGGCAGCATTTTCCTCATCTAGTTCAGACTCTAAATCCTCTTCATTAGAAGCATTTTCTTCTTCATTATTATCAGAAGGCGAATTTTCCAATTCTGCTACGATAGATTTACGTAGCTCTTCTCTTTCTTCTGAATAAGCTGCAAATTCTTCATCAGTCATCTCACGAATCTTAGCGACCTGATTTTTCTTAGCTTTTTCGTCAACAGCAGCAATACCTTTAGATACAAGCTCGTCGTAACGAGCTGTGGCGAGTTGATCTTTTTTAATATTGTCAAGATCTTCTTCAGCCTTCTCTGCTCTTTCTGTTACTTCATTGACTTTAGCTTCAGATTGCTCAAGATTCGATTCCAATTCCTTGTTCTTTTCATTAAGTTCCGCAATGGTAGCCTCAAGCTCTTCTACATTTGAATTAACAGTAGCTAATTCTTCATCTTTTGCCTCTAAAGATGCACTTAGCTCATTAATTCTTTCAGCAGAAGCATTCAAAGCCTCCTCAGTTTCTCTCCTCATTGCAGCCTCTTCTTTTTCCTTAAAAATACTATCAACGATAGATTGGATATCTTGAGTAAGTTTATCCTCCATGAAGCTAAACCTCCTAAATTATTTTTTTAAACATTAAATCTCACTTAAATCAACCTCGTCTTCTTATTTTTAAATAAATTTAAAACTAATACCATTTCCTTAGCCTAATACTTATAATAAAAAATTATTATTTATACTCTCTTTTCCAAATCTGGTTGGAATCACTATAAATAAAATTAGTTCCAACGCCAAGCATGATCATCACGTCAAACGGCATATCAGCAGCAGCATTACCACCAGTATTAACAATTTTAACTACATTATTAACAGTATCTTTTGATAAATACCAGTTAAGTGCTGCAGCGCCCGCTGAAGTAGGTGAAGCAGTTACAATACCATTAGCGACAGCATGACCATTAAAATCAACACCGCTGGATACAACCACCTCGGAAGTACCAGATGCCAACACAAAAGACTGTCCCCAAATAAAAGGGAGTCTACGGCCATTACCGAGATTTCTGTATACTACAGCATCTCCGTCATCGGCATTTACCCTAACTAATTTAGGGGTGCTTTTAACATTTTGTCTCACATTATTTCTAACTTTTCCAGTTGCTTGTGGCATGAGCGATTTTCCTCCTTAATAAAATAATTAACTCAATAAATCTCTTAACTTAGCCAAGAGATCGCCTCTTTTATCTCTTTTTGCCAAATCTTCAAGTTTATGTTGAGTATAATCCTTAGTTCTACTTACAACCATATTCCTAATACAATCAGGATGATCGGCCCCCCTAGAAGGAGAAGTGCACGCTGTATCATACAGGGTACACCAATCATCGTGTAAAACTTTAGTACCAGGACCTTCAAAAGTAGCGTCCAACACGCGTCTTTTATAATTCACACATATTCCAGGACTTGTTTGCGTGCGAGTGTCATTAACATCGGGACCACCTGCTGGAGCAGCTGGGGAGGTCACGATAGCTTCTGCCTCTTCCTTCTCGTTATTTATTTCTGGTTCTAACTCAATAACCAACGCTTCCTTTTCATCTTCCTTTTTATTAGCCGTTTCCAAAATTATTGATCTAGGATTAGCTGGATTTTTAACCAGCCCGCATCCAGAAAACAATAATTCTTTTAATACCCTTGTTACCTGTCCTTTAGCCACTTCTTTCCCTTTTCTTAACACGCGTGCTACACGTCCCATTACAGAATCAGAAGCCAGTCCAAGAGCCTCTGCTTCTTTTTTAGATAAAATCATATTACCTATTTTAACATCATAATCCTGAAAATAAGTTTCCATAGATAATTTCCATTTATCATTTTCAACTTCTTCTGCTAACTCTGGAAATCTGCTTTTATACAAAATCCCAGCAATCATCACGTCGATATCCATATCTTCCAATTCACTCGTATTTAAACTAGCCAAATCGGCAATATCTAATTTATCCCCCTTTCTATCGACAAATGCACAAGAATATATGTGACCTACTATTTCTTCTTCCAAATGTTCCATATCTAATGGTTTGTTAGCAATAGTTTTATGCGCCTTTACTAACTCTGACGGTAAAAAATAAGCTTTATTTAAGTTCTCCCCAGATGATACAAAGATACCTGAAAAGAATAGCATGTCTGGAGTTTTGTGTTCTGGAAAATTTACAATAGAAGCTACTTCTTTTTTAAGGTTGTCACTACCTTCAAAAACTTCTATATTTGCTTCTAATTCCAGCGGTTTATTATGATCCACAGTTAATCCCTCCTATTATAAACTTAAAAAATGAGTTATCCACCTATAAATAACGGTTAGATAAATATCTGTTTATTCATTATTTATAACTTCAGTGAACCCTTCTAAAAAAGCTTTAAATTGTTCCTCATCCATTGTGTTCATTGCAGTTCGAACTACAGTTTTTATATCTATACTGGCAGCCTGAGGACTGGCATTCGGCTGGTTGGATGGTGATTGATTAGGAACTTTTCTCTTTGTTTTTTGCTTCGTATCTTTTTGTTTAGGCTTAGCGGTTTTACCTTTAGGCCTTCCACTAGAGGGAGTACCTTTCGGCGCGTTTTGTACATCCTGGGTAGAACTTTTTTGAAATGGGCTACCAACTATACCAAGAATACCTTCCATAACAGAAGGAAATTCCCTCTCCATATTACCAAATTCATTACTAAAATCAAAACCAAGTTGTTCAAGCGCAGTTTCATATGATAGCATTCTTCTATCTACGAGTTCAGCAACAGTACTCATATACAATATGATATCACGTAATATGGTGTTATCCCATCTAACCCTTGGAAAGTGGTCAAACCCGGCTGCTTCCGCTATCTGCTGATACTCATTATAAATCCAATATTCTACCTGCCGCCTAGCATAATTGATTTCCTCCACCACACTCTTCACTAATAAGCTGGCCTCTCCTTGATTAACGTTAGTAGATCCAGCACCATCAATCAAAGCACGAGAAAAAGCTAATCCACCAGTTATGTCCTCATTGACTTGTTTATATTTATCTTGCCCCAAAATAGCCTCTATTTCAGGAGATACTATTTTTTCAATTTCTAAAGTATGATTCCACACTACATCAAAGGATTTAGAAGTCGTGTTAAATAACTCTGCTACAGTTTCCAACTGTGTTTGATCAGTTACAGGGTATTCATCATTACCAACAGTTATCTTCAATATATAGTTACTAATACCATCCAGTGTACTTAAATCTGCTTCACGTAGATTTTTCTTGTACTCTATGGAGTCAAACACCTTTACACCCCTTGGTTTAGGGTATCTTTCATAAGGCTGTTTTCTATAGTCCACAGAACCAACAAACATAGGATCTAATTCTATATTACCAGACTCTACACCACTTTTAAAATCAGAAGGTAATAATTTAATAATAAGTTTTTCGTCGTCCGTTAATTCAGACGGATTTTTTTGCAATAACTTTTTTAAATCATCCGATGGTTTTAATATAACTTTAGCCTTATCAAACAACAGACTACCTTCAATTTCAATAAGAGCTGGATTTAAAACAGTGTAGGATATAGGCATGTATCCTTTAGACCAAACCTTTTTCTTAGCTGCTAACTCTTTCTTCAATACCCTTTCTTCAGGATTTCTTCCGTCTAAAGCTTTTAAACGTTTATTGATACTTTCTAATTTTTTCAACCGGATTCTTTCAGTCCTATCCGCTATCGCTTTCATCGCTGATTTAGAAACTTTCGTACCAGGAATAGGTGACAAATAACTCACGCCAGGCTCATACTTCCCAATAATTTTATAAGTACGCACCATGCCCACTCTAAAAAAATCAAAAAATATCCATTCCAACAATTTTTTAAACCCAACATCAAAATTCCAAGTATCATAAAAAGCTTTTATGTCCTCATCATCTATATCATTCTCAAAACCCTTAGCTGCAAAATTAGTTAGCACGTCTATATGAGACCCATAAAAATCATTCTCGTAGTAGTACTTTATCGACCTGTTAAATAGTTCTATGGGGTCTTCTTCAGATACTGACTTTTGGACCAAGTCTAACACGGATCTATCTAAAACATCTCTACGCAAAGTTGCAGCAGCCTCCTTCGCTATATGAGGGCTGGTTGCTACGCTAGAAGGTAAAGAAGCAAGTACCTTTTTAGAAGGCACCAAAAATAAAGTAGACTTTCCAGAAGATTCATCTACCTCAATTTTCTGAATCCCTACCTCTGGATACTTCTCTTTCAAGTCAGCTGTAACTTTTTGTAATCTATT